GTGCTAAGCACTCTATAGACCTTTCCAAAGGATCTATAGGGATTTGCTCTGAATATAACTTGTGGAATTATACTCAAAGACTGGGGTTGCAATTTCATTGCCCGTATACGATAATTACAGCATGCCTGCTTACTAATCACGGTGGTCTTTTAGCGAAGGTGACCACTCCTTCTCTTATCTGCTGTGGAAAGTACTAACCTTGCATTACTACAACGTTCTACTAATAAAATAGATAGTTCCCAACCTATCATTCCGAACTTATCCACTATGGTTACCAAGCCATATTGTGGCCCAAATACTTAACTGGTATTAAGCATGGGATTCCTATTTAAAGGCAATTTGTTCCGGGAGGACGGCAGTTTATTGGTCAGACTTGCCTAGGTCTCAATTTTTATTATTCTGAATATACATGTGTATTTCTTCTTAACAAGTGTTCAGTTACTAATTTTCTAATTTTTATTAATTTTATATTTTCTTTATTGCTTGGTCATTAATTATGATAGGGGTAACGTGACATTATCAAACGTGGTTAATAATACATCACACACGGCTGCACCTACAATGGTAAATCCAGGATTGAAAGTCACGACCATTGTGTTGTTGGTTGCTACAAGAGCAGCGGTACAAATATAAGATGGACTAACGACAAATGTTTCAGTGGCGTTTGTTCCGTTCTTAAATTTATTGACTGAATTAGCTCCAACAAACGTTAGTGTGGTTCCTGAAGTTGCAACAGATGTTGCTGTGTTAACCCAGTATGTCCATAGATAGTTAGTACCTACGTTCATGCCGGTGTATGTAATTGTGGTGTTGGTCTGTGCAGTTACCTGTACAGCCCCTGATTGTGCAGTGGTTGATGTTCCGAAGTTGCTTGCGGATGTTACGCTATTTGAGTAATAGTGATTTGATGCAGCAGATGAGATCTGCTTTGTGATAAAGAATTTGACACGGTAGTGGGCATAAAGCTCACCTACACTGACTGAAGCAGCCTGCATACCTTGTGTCGCTATGGTTAAATTACCCCAATTATATGTTTTAGCGTCGGATCCACTAGGTGGTGGTCCGATATATAGTCGTGGCATAACTAATTTTGATTCATCACACTCTACTCCAATAAGGAAATTCTCTGATGATCTAGCGTCTACTGAACCCTCATATTGCAATAAGGTAGACTTAGAGATCACCGTTTGATCTAAAGTATCATAAGCGAAGTAACCCATAACAGTACCTAACGCTGTGTTTGTAGAACCGACGGCAGTTCCGGAAGTACTTTCAAAACGGAAAATTAATCCGTCGAATTGGTACATTTCGAAGTTTGTCGCCAGGTTGGACAACCATGGAAAGGTGATGTTATTAGAAGGATTTACAGTAAAAGTTTGTGAGTTAAATGCTCCAATGGTGGATGATGACACTATGTCACCAATGTATTCTTCGTGTTCGAATACAAAGCCTGAGCGGCCTCCTCCAAATGTGGCGGGTTGATTGCTGGAGTTTTGGAATAAACAATTCTTCTCGATTTCCTGCGTATTATCAGGCATGGAGTAATCTCCTTTTCCGATAATGCGGTTAAATACTGACGTTCCGAATTGTTGTAATCCGCCACCCAATAGGGCGCCTATTTGCGCTCCGACTGATGGTGCTTCTCTGTTCTTCTTTGGTTTCTTATCTTTCTTCTTTCGTGATACTTGTTTCTTAATATTTTTCTTTTTAGTTTTCATTGATTTTGTTTTAGTCATTGTATTGGATCCATGATGACGACATGGACTGTACATTATGAGATTCCTTCTGTGTTAAGGATAGATCCGTGCAGTCTCTTGGCATTTTGTTTAGCACTAAAATCATAGTTTTGGTCTGTTTAATTCTCATAACCCAATAACACTTTATTCTCCCAGTAGGTTCCTGGTACTAACGCTGTGTATAGGCGGGTGATTCGTGTATCACCAAACGGATAGTTTCAATTCATTACGGAATGCCCTGTCTGGGCGACTGTAGTTTTGGTAGGCTTACTGGCCACACTTTTTATTGTGTATGTATATCTCTAACAACATACTCTAGTTTAATGAATCAAATTCATGGAATGGATGACGTTCTATTAGCTCCTCTATTTCCAGGCCGTCAAACCTCAATTCAAAATTGTCATAATAATCTTCCATACTGCGTTGTACCTCTGGTGGTATACCGAACGCTTTCCAAAAAGAATAACGGGCTTCTTCTGATATAATTCGAGCCTTAGCGTGCATATTACGTGCCCACCATAGCCCCGAGTTTTGCTTATCTTTCTCACTCGGTTTATATTCTCTAGTTATTCCTTTATCTAGTATTTCAGATTGTTTTAATTTTGCTGCTCCTCTTATCATGGCACAGTAGTAGCTCTGCATCATAGGAATTCCAGAACACAGTGCTAGTCCACACTGTCCAACTGAATCTACCCAACCACAATAATCTACGATATCTTTAAATTGCTCTAATCGCATACTATCCTTGGTTGTTGCAACTCTAGGATCTCTAACCATTTTATGTGTCTCTCCATCAAATACTGGATGCATTTGACAGAACTCTACGTCTTCTAGACAGAAGGCGGGGTCCTCTAAAACGATTCTAAATCCTAGTGCTGCAAAAAATTCATGTACCATCCAATCCTCTATTTTCGCCATATCTTCACGCTCGCAGATAACAAGGATATCATCTCCTGCATCTTTGAGTGCGAAGTGGGTGATTTTCATATAGTCTACCATGAAAACCACCCACATGGCGGTCATCGTCAACTTATTAGAAAGCGCTGTGTCTTGAGCTCCAGATGGTCTGGTGCCATTGGTTCTGTATTGAATTGAACCGTCGTAAGCACGACCAAAACACTTTCTATTAATTTGATTCTGTAAAAGTTTCTTTAGCTCCTGCTTATCTGCTTTGTTTTCGAAAAATTCACATATGACCCCAATTTCCCATCTCATCATGTCCTCAGATATACACATATCATATCTTGAGGCGTCAGCTCCTCGAACTACTGGATCATTAAATCCTCGCATACTTTGTGCTATGGCTTCAGCTTGTTCGATGACGTTTCCTAACATAATGGTGGGGCTTGGGTGAGTTGGATTATACTGGTTGCATAATTCATTAATTGCATTGTATATCTTATGTTCCACCGATAAAATATACGTTGCGGTCAGTACTAAATGCTCCTGTGCTAACGGCTGAATAACACGGGGGTCAATACTAGCCCACGACTTCCTACTAAAGTTGTACAATTCGGCCTTAACGAATATTGTACAATAAGAATACTTAATCAGGTATCCTGTCTCTAGTAACTTAATGACTGCTCTCTCTTTCATTAGTTTTTTGGCGCCCTGATAACGACCGGGAATTTCTTCCAACGGGATCGGGGTGGCATACTTCCTAAATTTTAAAAGTGCAATCTTAAAGCTCATCATGGTTTGTTTAACAACACCAGGCAATGGTCTGGGAACCTCTACATATTTCTTAGCTATCTTATCATAATACATAAAGACTCTCATCATTACTCCTCGTTCCATGTTGTTAATACTATTATTGAGTACTTGGAACACTTCTCCTCCGGCTAGTCCCGAAACAGAGTGCATTTGCCTTACTTTTGAGTTACCCATTGTTCGTCGTACCACAACATTTGGATGGATCTTACACGGCGTAGGTTCCGCCTCTATTCCAAATGCGACGACTGGGCTCCTTCAAAGTTGTTCCCCCTCTGGGGTAACAACTAGTGATAACTTCTTATATTCATCACGGCGTGTGGATGCGTCCACGGTCGCAGCTAGGCGTTTAGCCTCTAGCTCCTCATCTCCTGGAATCAGGGATTCCTCAACTACCAAATAGATTATTGCTGCAATATCGGATGGTCTCATACCATGTTTCTCCATAATTCTATTAGCGTAATCATGGATACACAGTCTATCACTTTTCTTATCTTTCTTAAGTGGAAACTTCCTCTTCACTTCTCTCACGACACATTTAACATAAGACATGGCTGGATGTCTATTCTTCCGGCCTCTGTTGTTAACAGTCTTGTGATAGAAATACTCATCTATCTTCTTAGCAAACTTAACGGTATAATGATTTGGATCAACTGCCAAAGGAAATAAAACGGGGTCAGGTCTTCGCTGTTCTGTTAACACTGTAATTAAACAAGCGTCTCTTGCGGCCATTTTCTCGTTAAACTCATTAATTTCCTTCTTATTCAATACTGTTCTTCCTTCATCTTCATTATCCTTAGCTTGCTCTATTTCGTTGGGCCTGGCCCTTCTAATGGCAGGTCTTGTCAAACCATCAATGTTGGATACTGCACCAAGTTCTTCTATTTCAAAAAGTGGTCTTAGTGTGTGAAATCTCTCAGAGTCGGTCTCGTCACTGAAATTCCATCCATACATTTTTGTAATAATAACTGCTGTTACTGCAGCCCCAGTTAATATCACATTTCTCCTTTTATTTAACCCAATCATACAACTCTCGAAAGTGTTGTCGTCACTTAAATAATATCTGAGACTACGATAAACCCCCTTGTTAATTATGGTGATTAATCCGCGAAGCGCTGTTCGAACGACTTGAGGTCGCTTATAAAGCATTAAGCAAATAAACCCATAGCAAAGGTGTTTCTTATTAAGTAGTCTGGCAAATTTCATGGCATAGTTAACTAAGTTAACAGTGTCCCGCGCCGGTGAGGCGGTTAAGCAAGAGTATCCGTGTGTGGTAGTTCGATGTATATAATTTATAATCGTCATATTTTC